TCGTAAAATCCTCATTCGAGGAGCCGACAACCAAGACTCTTTGCGTGGTGTGTCTTTGTCGTATTTGGTAATGGACGAGGTCGCTTTTATCAAGTCAGAGATTTGGGAACGAGTACTTCGTGCTGCTCTGTCGGATAAAAAAGGTAGAGCCATGTTTATCTCGACTCCGTCTGGGCGTAACCACTTCTATGAGTGGTATCAGCTAGGACAGAGTGGAGACGATGTAGATTGGAAGTCGTGGCACTTTACCACCGCTGACAATGAAACGATTGACCCTAAAGAGATTGAGGCTGCAAAGAGAACACTAAGTAGCTTTGCGTTCAATCAAGAGTACCTGTCTTCCTTCAATAATGCTGGCGCAGGATTATTTAAAGAAGAATGGATTAAGTTTGGCGATGAGCCTGACATTGGTTCGTGGTATATTGCGGTAGACTTAGCTGGATTTGAAGATGTCGCTAAAAGCGCTAACGCCACTAAGAAAAGACTAGACCAGTCCGCTATCGCAGTTGTAAAAGTAACCGATGATGGTATTTGGTTTGTCGACAAGATTGAAGCTGGTCGCTGGGATATACAGACTACTGCACTCAATATCTTAAAGAATATTAGAGAGTATGAACCTCTAGCAGTTGGCATCGAGCGAGGGGCGCTAAAGAATGCAGTATTGCCTTACCTTAGTGATTTGATGCGAAAGAACAACTGTTACGCTCATATCTTAGATTTGACGCATGGTAATAAGAAAAAAGTAGATAGGATTGTTTGGGCTTTGCAAGGTCGCTTCGAGCATGGACGAGTTATACTCAATGCTGAAGAAGACTTTGAAGAGTTTGTTGACCAACTACTAATGTTTCCAACCGCACAGGTGCATGATGACTTACCTGATGCGTTAAGCTATATCGACCAACTTGCTGTCACGAGCTACAGTATTGACAACGACGAAGACGATTGGCAAGCATTAGATGTGGTTAGTGGCTATTAATAAAGGACTAAAATGGCTGAAAATATGGACATGAACGAAAGCACTGTTTGGGAAGAACCTTCCGAATCAGATAAAGAATTAACTGCCTTTGTTATTCAACATTGCGACAGATGGAGAGATTCCAGAGACGAGAACTATTTAGAAGACTGGAAAGAGTACGAAAGAATTTTTCGTGGCGTATGGACTGACGAAGACAAGACACGAGAGTCTGAGCGTAGTCGCTTAATTAGTCCAGCTACACAGCAAGCGGTAGAAACCCGCCATGCTGAAATCATGGAAGCTATCTTTGGTAACGGAGAGTTCTTCGACATCAAAGACGATGTTAGAGACTACAACAACAATCCGATGGATGTTGAAGCCATTAAGGTACAACTCAAAGAAGATTTAGAAAAACATAAGATTCGTAAGTCGATTGACCAAATCGAATTGATGGCTGAGATTTATGGTACTGGTATTGGTGAGATTATCGTCAAGCAAGAGAAAGAGTTTGTTCCTGCAACGATGCCAATGCCGGGCATGACTCAAGCAGCCTATGGCGTACAAGAGAAAGAATACTTCTGCGTTAAGGTTAATCCTGTTAATCCTAAGAACTTCTTAATTGACCCCAACGCTACCTCAATTGATGATGCGATGGGATGTGCTATTGAGAAGTTTGTGTCTATTCACAAAGTGGTTGAGGGCATGGAAAAAGGTATCTATCGTAAGGTAGACATCGGACCTGCTGGCAACGATGACGACTTAGAAGTCACCCAAGAAGTTGTGCAGTACCAAGACGACAAAGTCAAACTCTTAACATACTATGGCTTAGTCCCAAGAGAGTACCTAGAGCAGTTAGAAAACAAAGATGAAGAAGTTATTGACCTCTTCCCTGAAGACAGCACTGCTGATACCTATAGTGGTTTAGTCGAAGCGATTGTTGTTATCGCTAATGATGGACTCTTACTCAAGGCTGAGAAGAATCCCTACATGATGCAAGACCGCCCTGTATTGGCTTATCAGGACGACACTGTCCCTAATAGATTCTGGGGTCGTGGTACTGTTGAGAAAGCCTATAATATGCAAAAGGCTATCGATGCTCAACTACGCAGTCATCTAGATAGTTTGGCACTGACAACAGCCCCAATGATTGCAATGGATGCTACTCGTCTACCTCGTGGCTCACGCTTTGAAGTTAAGCCCGGTAAAGCAATCTTTACTAATGGTAATCCAGCAGAGATTCTATTCCCATTCAAGTTCGGACAAACCAGTCCTGAGAACTTCGCTACCTCTAAAGAGTTTGAGCGTATGCTTCTAATGGCAACCGGAACTCTTGATAGCCAAGGAGTAGTATCACAGGCTTCCAGAGACGCTTCTGGCGCTGGTATGTCAATGGCAATGGCTGGCATTATCAAGAAGTATAAGCGTACTCTGACGAACTTCCAAGAAGACTTCATGGTTCCGCTAATTAAGAAAGCAGCCTTTCGTTATATGCAGTTTGACCCTGAGCGTTATCCTTCTGTAGACATGAAGTTCATGCCTAGCGCTACTTTGGGTATTATGGCTCGTGAGTACGAACAACAGCAGCTTATTGGCTTGTTGCAGACCCTTGGACCAAACACTCCAGTACTACCAATCATCCTTAAAGGCATTATTGGTAACTCTAGCCTGTCTAATAGGGCTGAATTGGAGCAAGCATTGACCCAAATGAGTCAACCAGACCCACAACAGGCTCAAATGCAGCAGATGGCGCTACAGATGGATATGCAACAGAAGCAAGCCACTACCCAGTCGCTACAGGCTAGGGCGCAAAGAGACTCTGCAGAGGCTGCTAAGACGGTTGTAGAGACCCAATTGATGCCAGAAGAGCTTCGTGCTAAGGTTATTAGTTCGCTTTCTACCAACATTGATGGCAAAAATCAAGAATCTGAGTTCGCTAAACGAGCTAAGATAGCAGAATTGATGCTCAAAGAAGCCGATATTAAAAATAAAGGCAAGATTGTTGAGCTTCAGATGCAAAAACAACAAAAGATGTAAAAATTACTTGACTTTTTTATAAAGTTGTGGTAAAATGCGGTTATAAATGTAAGTGAGTACTTACATACATTCTCCAACAAGGACAAAGAATGATAGATAAAAAACTACAAGAATACTATGAGAGTCGCTTTGCAATGATGGCGACTCAAGGCTGGTTAGATTTGATGGAAGATGCACAGAATATGTTCAATTCCTTAAATCAAGTGCTACCAATCCAAAACGAGACTGATTTACAACTAAAGCGTGGACAACTGGACATTCTCCAGTGGTTAATCAGCTTAAAAGATGTTTCAGAGCAATCCTACGAACAGCTCTTGTCGGGAGACACGGCGAATGAGTAGGAAGTTATATGACTTTAAATGCTCACAAGGACATATCACAGAGAGTTTTGTTACAGATGAAACAACAGTAATTCCCTGTGAATGTGGTTTAGATGCTAACCGAATTATTTCGCCTATACGAATTAGTTTAGACGGCACTGACCCTGTTTTCGTATCTGCCTACGATAGATGGGCGAAAAGGCACGAAGACAAACAGAAGCAAGAAGCAAAGCAAAACGCCTGAGATACCTTTATTGGGAAATAAAGCCTCAGATTATTAATCCTAAAATCACTTGATTCGGTGACAGGAGACTTTAAATGGCAGCAAATTTTATTCAAGAAGAAGAACTGTTTGAAAGCAATGAGCAAGAAGTAGTACAAGATGTTGCAACTCCAGAGGCATCTACAACCGATGCACAACCTGAAGTTAAACAACAAGAACCAGTAGACGAGTTACCTGAGAAGTATCGAGGTAAATCCGCATCAGAGATTGCAAAGATGCACCAAGAGGCTGAAAAGCTCATTGGTCGTCAAGCAAATGAGGTTCACGAAGTACGAAGTCTTGCAGACCAGCTTTTAAAGCAACAACTCGAAGCTCGAACAAAAGAAACAGCGCCTATTGAAGAATCGCTTGAAGAAGACTTTTTTGTCGACCCTAAACAGGCTGTCAACAGACAAGTAGAAAAGCATCCCGCTGTAATTGAAGCTAGACAAGCAGCATTAGAAATGAAGAAGATGAAGACGGCACAACAACTGTCGGCTAAACATCCTGATTTTACCACTATCGCACAAGATACTGGATTCCAAGATTGGGTAAAGTCTTCAAAGATTCGACTGAACTTGTTTGCCAAAGCTGATGCAGAATTTGACTTTGATGCCGCTGATGAGTTATTAAGTACTTACAAAGAACTTAAACAAATCAAACAGCAGACTCAAACGACTCAAACTGCAGCAGTAGAAAGCAAAGCTCAAGAACAAGCAATGAAGGCAGCTACAGTTGATGTTGGTGGTGCTGGCGAGAGTAGCCGAAAAGTATATCGTCGAGCAGACCTAATTAAATTGAAACTTACCGACCCTAGTCGTTATGAAGCACTGCAGGATGACATCCTAGCAGCGTACGCCGAGGGAAGAGTTAAGTAATTTTAGACTTAATAATTCATAAAGGAAATTAATCATGGCAGCAGTAACATACCCCGGCGGTAGTACATCTATCGTCAACAAAACAGCAGCAGACAAGTTTATTCCAGAGATTTGGAGTGACGAAGTAGTAGCTGCATACAAAGCAAACTTAGTTCTTGCAAACCTCGTCCGTAAAATGTCTTTCAAAGGCAAAAAAGGCGACACATTGCATATTCCTAAGCCAACTCGTGGCACAGCAACGGCTAAAGCAGCTAACACTGCAGTAACCATTCAAGCTAACACCGAGAGCGAAGTACAAGTCCTTATCGACCAGCACTTCGAGTATAGCCGTTTCATCGAAGACATCGTCGAGACTCAAGCATTGTCTTCCTTGCGTTCTTTCTACACCGACGACGCTGGTTATGCTTTAGCTAAGAAAGTTGACGACACTCTCATCGCTTTAGGTAAGTCCTTTGGCGACGGTGACGCTTCTGACTGGGTTCATAGCAATGTGTATTACATCGACTCAAGCACTGGCTTAACATTGTACGCAGAAGATACCGTTGTTACTGGCGATGTATTTACCGATGCTGGTTTCCGTAAACTCATCCAGTTGATGGACGACGCTGATGTTCCAATGGATGGTCGTAAGTTTGCTATTCCTCCATCACTCCGCAACGCTATCATGGGTATTGACCGTTACAATAGCTCTGACTTCGTTGATGGTCGTGGCGTAAACAATGGTCAAATTGGTAAGTTGTATGGCATTGATATCTATGTATCAAGCAATATGCCTATTATCGAGACCGCTGCTAACAACTCAGTTGGTGATGCCGTTAAAGCTGCTCTCTTATTCCATACTGATACTATAGTCTTTGCCGAGCAACTTGGTGTTCGTTCCCAGACTCAGTACAAGCAAGAATACTTGTCAACTCTTTATACCGCTGATACCCTCTTCGGTACTAAAGTAGTTCGCCCAGAAGCTGGCTTCGTACTCGCTGTAAACGCTTAGTCGTAAACACTCAAGCTCCTTAGCTTCGGCTAGGGAGTTTGTTTAAGTGCATTCCATGAGTGTATTTAAACAAATAAGGAGATAAGTCTTGTCAATTTATCGTGGACCGGGCGGTGCAGGAGATGCTACAAACGATGCTTCTAATCAAGCCGTAGTTGCACAACAATATGCACAACAAGCGGAAAACTTCAAGAACCAAGCACAAAACAGTGCCACAGCCGCATCTAGTTCGGCAAGTGCAGCAAGTGGTTCAGCGTCTTCAGCATCAAGCTCTGCTACTACCGCAACTAATGCAAAGAACTCTGCTGAGTCAGCAAGAGATGCTGCTTTGGTGGCAGAAACTAATGCCGAAACAGCAGAAACCAACGCAGAAGCAGCAAGAGACGCAACCCTAAACTTTGCTAATAATTTAACCTTTCAAGTTACCACTTTATCTGCTGGCTCTGAAGCAACAGTTGACTACGATTCAAATGATTTAATTGTTTCTCTTGGTATTCCACGAGGCAATACAGGTGCTACAGGCTCTACCGGCTCAACAGGAGCTACCGGATCGGCAGCAACCATTTCTGTTGGTACAGTAACTACCGGAGCAGCGGGATCATCTGCAACAGTAACAAATACGGGAACCAGTTCTGCTGCTGTATTTGCTTTCAGTATTCCACAAGGAGCTAAAGGCGATACAGGAGAAACCGGACCAACTGGAGCGACAGGGGCAACCGGTGCAACAGGCGCTACCGGTGCTACAGGAGCAGCAGGCTCTGATGGTGTTGGTGTTCCATCTGGCGGTACTACAGGACAGTATTTAGTAAAATCATCAAATACCAATTATGCTACTCAGTGGAGTACATTAGATTTATCAAGTTATTTAACATCATCAACCGCTGCTAGCACCTATGTTGCATTAGGCGGTTCATATGCTGACCCATCATGGATCACATCCTTGGCAGGTAGCAAAATCACAGGAACCCTTGACGGAGGAACATATTAATGCCAACCACAATCGTAACTAAGAACAGCTCGACTGCCTCAGCAGTACCTTCCGCTGGTTCACTGATACAAGGTGAATTAGCAGTCAATGTCACCGATAAAAGACTATATACTAAAAACGCAAGTGGTACTGTTGTTGAGTTAGGAACATCTCTAACAAACGCAACTGGGTTGCCTTTAACAACTGGCGTTACCGGTACATTACCTATCGCTAATGGCGGTACAGGCTCTTCTACTCTTGCTGGTGCAAACATCCCCGTTACCAATGTAGCAAACTCATTTACAGGTTTACAAACCTTTGCTGGAACCTCATCAAACGCAGACTTAAAGACATCTAACATACTTGAAACTGCTACTGTATCGGCTACTGCTGCAACAGGCACAATCGCATATGATACAACTACTCAATCAGTTTTGTATTACACAAGCAATGCGTCAGCAAACTGGACAGTTAACTTCAGAGGTTCAAGCGGTACATCTTTAAATACAATCATGTCTACCGGTGAGTCTATGTCGGTATCTTTCTTAGTAACACAAGGTTCTACAGCTTACTATAATTCAGCAGTTCAAGTCGATGGGACAACTTCAGGTGTAACAACAAAATGGCAAGGCGCTGCTCCTACTAGCGGTAATGCTAGTTCAATTGACAGCTACACTTATGTCATTATCAAAACAGGCAGTGCAACATTCACTGTACTTGCAAGTCAAACTAAATTCGCTTAAAGGTTTATAGATGCCACGCTTATCTAAAATTGGTGCAGCAGCCCTAGCAGCCTTTGGTTGGACTTCTGGTGGCGGTGTTACTGCAAGTTACCTAGTTGTTGCTGGTGGAGGTGGTGGAGCTGGTGGAAATACAGCATTTCAAGGAGGTGGCGGTGGTGGTGGTGGTTTTCAAACTGGCACAACATCTTTAAATCCAACTTTGTCTTACACAGTTACTGTAGGTGCTGGTGGAGCAAACGGATCAAGCGCAAGTGGAACTCAGGGGTCTAATTCTCAATTTGGAGCATTAACAGCATCTGTTGGTGGTGGTTTTGGAGCGAATAGAGCTACTACTGGTGGAACTGGAGGTTCTGGCGGTGGCGGTGGCGACCAAGGCGGTTCTGGTTCTGCTGGAGCTGGAGGTTCTGGCACTGTTGGTCAAGGAAACAATGGTGGTAATGGTGCATCTGGTACAGCTTTTGGTGGCGCTGGTGGAGGTGGTGGCGCTGGAGCAGTAGGTGGCAATGCTTCAACTTATAGCGGTGGTAATGGCGGTAATGGTTCAGCATCGTCTATTTCAGGCAGTTCAGTAACTTACGCTGGTGGTGGTGGAGGTGCTGCTAATAACACTCTTGGTGGAACTGCTGGTAGCGGTGGAACAGGTGGTGGAGGTGTTGGTGGTACTGGTGCAAGTACGGCTAGTTCTGGTACTGCTAACTTAGGCGGTGGCGGTGGTGGCGCTACAAATACTGCTGGTCAAGGTGGCTCAGGCGTAGTGATTATCTCCTATGTAGGCGCACAACAATTCGGTGGCGGTATCGTCACATCTAGTGGCGGTTCTACTATCCACACATTCAATACATCTGGCACATTAAGCCCATTGTCTTCATTGACAGCAAGCTATTTAATCGTAGCTGGTGGCGGTTCAGGTGGAAACGATAGAGCTGGTGGTGGCGGTGCAGGTGGATTACTATCTGGCTCTGGCGTAACTATTGATACAAACTCAACATACTTAGTAACTGTTGGCGCTGGTGGGGCAACTCAAACTGGCGGTGGCGGTACAGGATTTGTTGGTAGTAATTCTGCATTTAGTATGGTTACTACAACTGCTGTTGGTGGTGGCGGTGGCTATAGAAGTACAGGTGGAGGTAGTTCTGCAAACGGTGGCTCTGGTGGTGGTGGAGACCCAACTGGTGGTGCTGGTACTGGGACTGTTGGACAAGGAAATAATGGTGGCGCAGGTGGCGGAAGCTACGGTACAGGCGGAGGCGGTGGTGCAAGCGCTGTTGGTGGAAGCGCATCTGGAAACGCATCAGGAAGTGGTGGCGCTGGTTCTTCGTCCTCAATAAGTGGAACATCAACAACATACGCTGGCGGTGGCGGAGGCGGTGGATACGCTGGTGGTGGTGGTTCTGCTGGTGCTGGTGGCGCTGGTGGTGGCGGTGCAGGTAATGCAAACAATAGCACTGCTGGAACTGCTGGAACTGCTAACACAGGCGGTGGAGGCGGTGGTGGTGGAGCATTCAGTGGTAACGGTGGAGCAGGTGGCTCAGGCATTGTAATCATCTCCTACGCTGGCTCTACTCAGCTTATGGCTGGCGGTACAGTTACTGTAGCTGGCGGTAATGTAATCCACACATTCACATCAAGCGGATTCTTAACCCCAATCGTATTGACAACCAACTCATTGCGTTTCCGGTCAAGTGCTTCAGCATCGTTAAGTAGAACTCCAGCTAGTGCATCAAATAGAAGAACTTGGACATGGAGTGGATGGATTAAGCGAGGAGATGTTTCCACCAATGAGATGACATTCTTCTCCGCTGGAACAGATGGCAATAACTTTACTGCCCTAGCTTGGAACAATAACAAGCTATTCTTCCAAAACTATACAAGCGGTTCTCAAGTAACAGCTACATCTACGGCAGTATTCCGTGATCCATCCGCTTGGTATCATGTGGTTCTTGCTATTGATACCACCCAAGCAACGGCAGCAGACCGTGCCAAGATATATGTAAATGGTGTTCAACAGGATGGCTTTAGTGGTTCATCTTTTTCACTAAATCAACAGTTTTGGATTAACTTTACTTACAGACATACTCTTTCTGCTAGGTCGCTTTCGTCTATTGATTCATATACAGATCAATATATGGCAGACATTAACTTTGTTGATGGTCTAGCCCTAACACCAAACAGCTTCGGTACATCTAACGGACTCGGTGTCTGGCAACCTATCCGCTACAATGGTAGCTACGGTACTAATGGATTCTATTTGCCGTTCCCACCAGCAAACTCTTCATTTTCAGGTTTTTTTAGTAGTTCCAACTATTTATCTGTTCCAACAAGTACAGCATTTAGTTTTGGAACTGGAGACTTTACAATTGAGGCTTTTATTATTCCGACCAATTCTGGTCAATCAATTGCTTGGCACAACAATGGCGGTACTGGTGGTGGACAAGTTGTAAGTGGTTCTATCGTTCTTTCTACTGCAAATTGGAGTCATATTGCAGTTACAAAAACAGGAACAACAATTCGTCTATATGTAAATGGTGTTCTTGACAATAGCGGTACAGTTAATGCAGATATTGTTAACAATGCAGATCCTGTATTTATTGGAAAAGGTGCAGACCATAGCTCTGGGTCTGGAATGGATATGCTCCATCGTGGCGAAGTTGGCGGTGGAACGCCAAAGTGGTTTTTTTATCTTATTAATAATGGAACTGGAAACTTCCGGGGGCAATTATCTAATATAAGAATTTTAAAAGGAACTGCTTTATATACTGGCTCTACTTATACGGTTCCAACATCTGCGCTGACAAATATTACAAATACAAGTTTGTTAACGCTACAAAACGCAACCATTATTGATAACAGCTCTAACGCTTTTACAATTACAAATACTGGAGGCGTAAATGTACTTACAGCAAATCCATTTACCTTTAGCCTGACTACAGATTATTCTCCAAACGGCAACAATTGGAGACCAAATAACATCAGCCTAACTGCTGGCACTACTTATGACAGCATGACCGATGTGCCTACGCTGACAAGTGCTACTGCTGCTAATTATGCTGTGTTGAACGCATTAGGTGGTCCATCTGGTGGTTTGCAAGGGACTCTATCCAATGGTAATTTGACATGGACTAGCCCAGCAACAGACCAGCGTTGTGTACTGTCTACAATGGCTGTAAATGCAAATTCGTCTGATAAATGGTATTGGGAAGTTACTGCTGTTTCAAAGTCTGCAACTTATTGGGCTATTGGTATATTTCCAGTAAACATTAATCAATACAGTGCAACTTCTGCACAGGCTCAGTATCGTAGTGATGGCGTTATTTTTGTTAATGGTTCTAGCGTAACAACTGTTGCAAGTTATACAGCAGGTGATGTGATTGGTATGACATACAACTCATCAACAAATGAACTTGCATGGTATAAAAACAATTCATTACAAACTACTCGAACTGTCTCTAATTCGGCTGGATTTTTAAGTTATGCTGGATGTGGCTCAGATAGTTCTGGCGGTACAAATGTAAACAGTATTAACTTTGGTCAGCAACCATTTGTATACACCCCACCATCAGGTTTTGTAGCACTAAACACATTTAACTTACCTACTCCTACGATTGGTGCTACTGCATCTACAATAGCGAATAAGTATTTTAATACTGTTTTATATACTGGCAATGGTGCTACATATCCATCTAGCCAATCAATTACTGGAGTAGGATTCCAGCCTGACTTTACTTGGATTAAATCAAGAAGCAATGCTTATCCTCATTTTGCATTTGATGCAGTTCGTGGTGCTGGAAAAGAATTAGTACCCAATGACACTGCTGCAGAAACAAACAAAAACCAATTAACAACATTTGGTTCAGATGGGTTTTCAGTAGCCGTTGCCACAGATGGCAGTTTAGGAACTAATGGCAATGGTTCTACATTTGTTGCATGGAATTGGAAAGCCAACGGAGCAGGAGTAACCAACACAGCAGGTTCTATTACATCTACAGTAAGTGCTAATACAAGTGCTGGATTTAGTATTGTTACTTATACGGGTAACGGCACAGGCGGTGCTACTGTTGGTCATGGATTGGGTATCGCTCCATCAATGATGATATTTAAAACAAGAAATACAACTGGCAGTGCTTTAGTTTGGCACACTGGATATAACTCAAATCAAGCGCAAATGCTTTTAGATTCTACCGCTGCTATCTACAATCCTGGAAATGGTCTTTACTTTAATAGCACATATCCTTCTTCAACTGTTGCAACTTTAGGAACATCAGGCGCTACTAATGGTAGCGGAACAACTTATGTTGCTTATATGTTTGCACAAGTAGCTGGATACTCTGCATTTGGCTCATTCACAGGTAATGGTTCTACGGATGGTGCTTTTGTTTACACAGGGTTTAGACCAGCTTTTGTAATGTTAAAAGCATCATCTACTGGAGGAGCTGGGTATAACTGGGGTATGTTTGATAATGACCGATTAGGGTACAACTCAGCCCAAAGAGATTTAAGAGCAAATTTGTCAAATGCTGAAAGTGGCGACAACGACTTAATAGATTTTATAAGTAATGGGTTTAAAATTCGCAGCACATCAGGAGGATTTGGTGGTGGCAGTGGAATTACCTACATATACATGGCATTTGCCGAAAACCCTTTTAAATACGCTAACGCAAGATAGGAACTAACTATGTTTATTAGACAAGACGAAATCAGACCAGATGACCGCTACTACTGGGTAACGGCAAATCCAGACGGTTCATTTACTGGCGTACCAAAAGAACTTGAAGACCGTGAAGAAGTCGACCAAGACGGCAACCCAATGTATGTAAAGGTCTTAGGCGAGGTTGATGGCAAGCCAGCAATGGTTGACTCTACCAAACGACTCGTCACCAAAGGTCTCAAGTCAAACCACATCGCACAGATCAAGCAAACAGCTAACTCCATCTTAGCTCAAACCGACTGGATGGTAATCCGCAAGGCTGAACGCAATATCGACATTCCTGCCGACACAGTTGCCTATCGTGCTGCTGTAGTTGCCAAGGCTGCTACACTAGAAACCGCTATCTCTGCTGTTACTAGCGTTGAAGAATTAATGGCTTTAAACTTATCATTTCCAACGGAGTAATTAATGGCACACTTTGCTAAAGTAGAAAACAACCTCGTAACCCAAGTAGTCGTAGCGGAAGAGGCATTCATTGCAACTGGCGCACTAGGAAACCCTGCTTCATGGGTACAGACATCCTACAACACTCGTGGCGGTGTTCATTACAATCAAGACGGTACACCCAGTGGTCGTGAGGCACTGCGTGGTAACTACGCTGGTGTTGGCTACACCTACGATAAACTAAACGATGTTTTTATTGCACCTCAACCCTATCCAAGTTGGATTCTTAACATTGGCACATGGACATGGGAATCACCAACACCATACCCAACCGACAACAAGCGTTATTCATGGAACGAAGAGACAACCTCTTGGGTTGAGTTAGAGACAGTATGACCGAAGCTGAACTCAAACTTCTAAGCCACGAAGAAGTATGTAAAGTTCGCTACGAGCAGATACACGCTAGACTAAAAAGACTAGAACAGATTCTTATAGGCACTGCTGGATTCATTATTATAACACTACTAACATTGGTACTTAAATGAGTAGACCAGTATCTATCGGTAAAAACCTAGTAGCTAATACTAAAACTACTATGTTTACTGTTCCAAATAGGAATAGCGCTAAGTGGAGTTTACTCTTTGCATCGAATCATAGTACAGCGTCTAAATGGTTTAGTGCTTGGTGGTACGACGCTAGTGAAGCTACTGAGATTGAAGTCCTATTCCAATATGGTCTTACAGCTAAAGAGTTCATAAGAATAGACGGACAGGCTTATGTAGTATTAGATGAAGGCGATGAAATAAGGGTACAGTCTGAAACAGGTTCTACTTGTACCTGTATTGTGACTATAGAGTTAG